CCCATGTTATTTATTTTCCAAGGACTATTGTAATCAACTTCGTTTTTGTTTACAAATGATGAAGCATTAAATACTCTTACATCATTATCAAAATAGTTTGTATCGTAAATCATATGGCGACCATGTCTTGGATATTCAGGAAAAGGCAAGCCAGGAGAACCAATACCACCTATAATACCTCTCTTTCTAAAAAATGCATTTGTAACACCTGCACCTGAAAATGTAATATATTTTTTCATCTTATTAAACATAGTTATCTTTTCTGCAAGTGTATAGTTTTCACCAAAGACCTCTTTGAAACCATTTCGTCTTGCTATATCTACAATCTCATCTTCATTTACACAACCTCTTTTTTGTGTATTATCCTCACCAATTAAATCTTTACTATAATTAGGATTATGTGCTGTTCTACGACTTATGTATATATTGTCATAAGTAGGAACATCTAAATTTTTATTTAAAGCATTAACAATTAAATTATCTAATACTAGATAGTATCTTTCATCTGGTCTTATTCTATGACCTGTTTCATTTTGATTTAAAGTATTACCATAATAAACAGTTTCATACACTGTATTCTCATCTGTGTATTCAAAAGGTATTTCTAGTATATCTAATATTTCTTTTACAAATGGTGGCCACTTGTTTATTTTTCTATGATTTTTATTTAATATTAATTTAAGGTCTGGATGTGACAGTTTGATATCAAAATAATAAAATAGACAACCTAAACTATCATAGATTGAATGATAATAATTATGTAATGGTTTAGAATACCAATAGAAATAATTACCTTTTCTAACTACACCATTCCAAGGCACATCTACATTATCAATATCTTTTTGTTTATGTACATTTTTACCTAGACTGATATTGATAGGTCTATCTGTTTTAATTATCTCTACACCATATCTATCATGGTCTGGTATTTGTGCGTTAGATAATTTGGCAACACCGTTTATGAAATGTTGTCTAATACTCTCCATCATAATTGCTCATAAAATTATTCAGGTCTTCAGGTGTTCCTAGACCCCACATCTTGTTAATGTTTTTAATTCTAACTTTACCACCTCGTTCAATCAATTGATTGTAAACAGGACATACATAGAATTCGTTATTAGTTCTTATATCTTTTTCAATCATCTCTTCAGCACAACTAACATAATCAGAACCTTTTTTATAGTAGTATATACCAACTGTTGCATTTGTTGATATTGGTTTCTTCTCTGCAATCTCATTCACAAAACCTGTATCATCTAGTTTTGCATAA